TTGTAAGCCGCCACCAGCTTTTGCACAGTAACGCAATAGCTTTTGCACACGCTGCCATCTGATTTGGCATTAGCTTTTACACAAAATAAAGTCTTTTTAAAGCCCGTTTAAAGCGATTTTAAACGGGCTTTAAAATGTCTAAAACTTCCAGACCATATTATCCTCATACTCCGCGACACCCCGTCCGATGTTGACGGTTAAGCTCTCTGTTTTGAAGCCGTTAAACCGCGGCCATTCATCCGGTCTGAAATCCCTTACATAAGACAAATAACTAAGAAGCTCGCTACGGGTGCTACCGAACAGGATAAATGGCGGGCGCACCATATCCATAAGCTGCAAAAATTGCACCATGCCGAAGTAGCGGTTGTTGGCGTACATGCCTTGTAGGGTTGAGACGTAGGGCGGGTCGAGGATAAGCAGGGTTTTAGGGTTGCCGAGGTGCGGCGGCAGCAGGGTTTGGAAGGGTTGGGATTCAATTTCTAGGCCTTTTAAGTAGTCGTCCGCAGTTGGGTAGTCGCTTCTGCGGATGCTGTTGTACATGTGTTTGGTGTAGAACTCGGCAAGCGTGGCGGCTTGGTTGCCGCTGAATAATAGCCATGAGCGCAGGCAGTTTAGGTCTTTGTAGCCGTTGAACGACTGAATGGCTTGTACCACCTTGGCTTTGGTCGCTTTGTCCAAATGTTTGTTGCGCGTGTGGTCTTTGAGCTGGTCGTACAAGATGCGCCGCAGGCGGTTGGTGTCGATGCTCGTAGCCGTACAAGTAAGCGTTGTAAGAAAACCCGCAGGCATTTTGCTTGCGGGTTAGTGTTAGGTTATGGCTGTACTACTATCATATTTTCAAGTGCCTTATTCAGCAATTCCAAAGGCAACTCCAGCAGTTCGGTAAACGGATTATCAGTTTCGACAAACAGTATGGACAAACCTCTTAGTGCGGTGACAGCACGCAGCATTTCATGATAGTCGTCATCAACATAACAGCCGATTTCTTTGATTTCGCTTGCTTTCATGGCTTAACCCTCCAAACCCAGAGACTGTTGCGCTTCGAGCATGGCGCGTTTCTGCTGCCGCGCCGCGCAGCCCAATCTGCCCGCGCGGGCGAATTTCGGATCGGGCGCGTAGGCCACGATGCCCAGGCGGTCGAGCTCTTTCAGGCGGTGGCGCAGCGCGTCTTTGCTCACGCCCATCAGACGGGCTTTTTCGTCCCAGTCCAAACCCATATTGTGGTAGCGGACGAGCTTGGCCGCTTCGGGATTGGCTTTCAGATAGGCTTCTTCCAAAAGGCCGACGCGTTCCATGTTGAAGCGCAACGTTTCGCGGTCGACGGCGACAAAACCGTCCGGCTCGGCCAGTTTGGTTTTCGCCCACGCGCGGAAGGCTTTGGCGTTCGGGGTGTTGGCGAAGAAACTCAGCAGGTTGCAGCCGGAGTGGCTGAAAATCCTTGTTTCTCTTTGCTTTCCGTCAACCGCCATCAATTTGATGGTGGTTGAATCGCCGTCTGAAAACTCGTCAAGATGGCGGTTGTAGAGGTTGTTCACGCCGTCGCGGGCGCGTTTGTCGGAGAAGCCCAAAGCCAAACCGAGTTGTTCAGCAGTCAGCCATTTGCCACCGTTGTGGTCGATAATGGAGATTTGGGACGGGTTGAATTGTTGTACAGGTGCATTCATGATAGAATGTCCTTTCATTTGAGTGATTAAATGACGCGGAAAGAGTGTTGGTAGCACTGCTTTCCACCTGTTCCGCCGATGTTGACGCATCGGCGGAATTTCTTAACAGCAGCTTGCTGTTGGGATAATACTATCTCGTTTAGCGAGAAATTACAACTATTTTTTGAACCTTTCTCGTAAAATGTTTTTAATCCATTGAGAAAAATCAACATTTTCTATAAGCTCAAGCAAGTCAGCATCTTTTTCCTTGTGAAAAGAAACCGCTTTCATTACTCGGTTTTGCTCATATTTTTTTCGATACTCGGCTGCCTTTTTTGCTTTTTCATCCATAGGCAATCCTTGATTTTTAAAACCGTTGGCGGTATAGTTTAAGAAAGTTTGGAGGAAGGGCAGCGGTGTTCTGCCGCCCTTACTGCTAGTTAGGTTTTATTACCAAGCCGGGAAGCTGATAAGTAATAAACCCAACAGGATTAAGAACTTAATCATTTTCATCACCTCCTTTCTTTTTGGGATTCCCGCCGCCTCCAACGGCGGGTTTCTTATTTCCTAATCCATGAAATGAATTATATCGCTAAACGAGATTTTTAACAACCCCTTTCCCCAAAAAAATCCCACAAAAAAAGCCGTCTGAAACCCTGATAATTCAAGGGTTTCAGACGGCCTTGAAGTCATGCAGACTGTTCCTGCGTGGCTGGCGCAGCGGTGGTGCTTCACCGCTGCGTCACCGTCCCTCTGAATAACTTGGTTTCAGCGGTTATGCGAACATAACCATACCCGTTAAAGTAAACCCGACTGCAGAAGCGTTGAGTGGTCTGCCTAAGACTTCCACGCGGGTAATCTCGAATTTGGCATTATTCGATACATGCGGCCATCCCGCGTTGCCAATGCTGATTTTTTGACTGACCCAATCGGCAACACTTGCTGTGTGTACGCCTGATTTCACATGCTGGCCGCCAGATGTCAGGGTGTAATGCACAGTCACCTCCGCATTACTTTCCACGCCCTTTGTCTGCGCGACAAGGGTAATGCCATCAGAACGCAAGCGCGTAGAAGATTTTTGTTTGTCGATTGCAAAATCGGGCTTTTCTTGAAAAACTGCGGTATACACATCAATATAGTTATCTGTTCCCGCAATGCGTTTGCGGCGGGTTTCCCACCTCAGAACATGGGTAGCAGGGTCATATTGCGGTGCGCTTTCGTCCAGCAGTTCAAAGCCTGCGGGAATCGGGCGGGCTTCCAATTCGTCTTGCGCGGTTTTCAATTCGGTTTGTTCTGTTTTCAGCTTGCCAACGACTGTTTTAAGCTCATTGACTTTGCCGCTGATAACTTCAACCAACTCATCAATGCGTTCTTTCAGTTCCATAATTTCTTCCTTTCGGTTCGTTCACATTAATCAACTAATTCCAAGAAGCGGGCAGCAAAATCCGTGTCGGTGTCGCCTAAGTTCAAGGTTTTTTCTACGGCGGCTTTCTGCTCCGCCGTCAGGGTTTGCGCTTCGTTCAAACTCAAACGCTGCGCGACGGCTTCTTCAATCAGGCGTTCGACTTTTTCAGAGGAGTAAACGCTTGTTGCCGAAGCGGCTTCATCATTTATCGGAACATCTGCGCCGCCATTCAGACCGGCTACGGTGCTTTCCATCTCCAGCACTTTGTTTTTTTAGCTCGTTGAACTTTTCGCTGACGACTTCAACCAGCTTGTCGATGCTCTCTTTCAGATTCATCTTCATATTGTTTCCTTTCTTTTCAAAATTAATTAATCGACCAGGGCTAAAAATTTCGCGGCGAAGTCGGGGGCATCCTCGGCTTCTTCTTCGGGCGCGGCAGATAAGGCGGTCAGCCATTCGTTGAGCGTGCCGTCAAACCCCTGTTCTACAGCCAGTTCAAACGCGGATTTGCCTTTGAGCGATGCGATAAAGTCGGCGACTGTGCCGTCAAAGCCGCTTTCCTTCGCCAACTGGTACAGGTTTTTGACCACTCCTTCCCGCACTTCCACACCGACGGCATCGCCGCTTTGGATTTCAGCGCACACATGCATGGCATGGGCGGCGGGCGTGATGTCTTGCAACAGGGTTATCGTGCCGCGCAATACGGTACGCACTGCGCCGCCGCTGGTAAGCTGCAGGTCATATTTGGCGCTGCTCCATCGGGCGTGCTCGGTGTGGCATGACGAAAACGTCACGTTGACGGTGTGGCCGTTGACCGATAAGGCGGGCGAGAAGCCGTCGCCGTATGTGGGTTTGACCCGCATTTCAACGGCCACGCCGCTTAAATTCAGCGGCTGCCCGTTGCCGTCGCGCAATTCGATGGTGAGTGCGCGGCTGTCACCGCGGTAAAGCGTGAAGTGGTGGGTCTGCATCAGCCCTCCTGTTTCATATCCGGCGGGAAATGGCCGCGTGTCAATTCCATGCGGTAACTGTTTAAACAATGGTCGTGCTGCCAGCGAAACAGCACTTTATCGACGATAAACAACGCAGCTTTCCAACGCCGCTTCGGCTCGGCCGTCTGATTTTTACGCCAAATACGGCTGCTCAAGGTCTCGTCCGCATGGCCGCCCAATACCGTGTTGAGCAGCTGGTCGGCGGCGATGGCGATATGGCGGAAATGTTGTTTGGCTTTCATGCGTTCTTCCTTTTAAAGTGCGCTAAACGCGATTTCAATCGTTTCCAATGCCGTCTGATTTTTGGCCTTTTCAATCTTGGTCTCCAATGCCTGCCGTTGGCCTGCAACATGGGCGGTCAACTTCTCGAACGCCAGCGATTTACGCAGTGCGGCGGCTTTGAGTGCGTCGGCAGGTACGCCGCGGCTGGCGGCGATTTGGTCGAGCACAGGCGTATCGGCGGCGGGGTCGGCGTGCCAGGCTTTGGCTTCCGCGCTCTGCAAGACCCATGTGCGGATTTCAAAATCGGGGTAACTATCTACTTCGGCGGCAGCGGCGACAAATGCCTGCGCGGCGGCGTTCAACTCTTTGAGTTTGGCCGCTTTGGCCTGCGCCAGAATTTCGGTGGCGGCTTGGTCGCTCAAAATCCATGCGCTTTGCTCTTCGCTCCATGTATGCCATGCAGACGGCGGGGCTTCGGTGGTCATACCGTCGGGCAAAGCGCCTACGCGGGTGGTTTCAAACGGCTGGCCGGTGGCCTTGTCGTAAACCGTTTGGCCGCGAAAGTCGGGTATAAATTCCCAGCCGCTTCCGTTCCAACGCGCGGCGTGGCCTGCGGGAATTTCAGACGGCGCGGCGGCTTCGATGCAGCCGCCCGGCACGATGTAGCTGCCGTCTTTTGCGTAAGTATCTAATTCCGCTTCTGCCATGTCGACAAACAGGCCGTCTGAATCGAGCTGGATGACGGGTTTGGTCCATTGAATAGTCATGTTTTTTCCTTTTTAAAAAATCGTTAATAAGCGCGGATGAAGACGGGCAAGGACAAATTGCGCGGTCGGGTTTCGCCTACCCATTGCGTGCCGGATGTGGTCATTAAGCCGTGCGTGGCGAGATTTTGGCTTTGCGGATTGGGTCTATTGGACGAGTTCCACACATCAAAAGCGGCACGGTTGTATTCGCCTGCCAAATGCTGAAGTTGGTAATCGCCAAGCCCGGCCCAATCGCCCCGCACAAATAAAGCATCATCATTTGCTGCCGTAATCGCACCCATGCCGTGGCGGTGGTTCATGGTTTCCTGCCCCTGAAACCCACCCATCACACGCCCTCTATCTACTCCGCGCCCATCGTCGTAAACCCGCAAAAATTCGCCGCGAACATCGGGAATATTGAACGTGGTCGAGCCGTTGCCTGCACCGTAGTAAGTGCCCACAGCCGCAAACAGCTTGGCATAAGTGGTGCGCGACAAGGCGGCGCCGTTGCATTTAATCCAGCCGGGCGGCGGATTATTGTGCGTAAAGTACGCCACCATGCCGACAGGTACAGTACCCGTCTCGTAGCGGTCGCGGAAAGCCAACGGACCGAGGTTTGTGCCGTCCACCTGCACCGATAAATGCGGATGGTTATCCGTTGTCCCCCAGCCGATATAGACTTTATGGGCTGGGTTTTGATTGGCGCCGCCGCCTTGCTGTATCGGCATGAAGCCCAAGTCCGCCCACGTAGGCTTAAAGCCTTGGTGGTAAATCTTGTTGTCGCTGTAAGCTAAGTCGCCGTTATCTTTGAGTTGCAGATATTTACGACTGGCGGTGTTGTGAACATAAACATCTGCGCCACCGCTGCCCAACATCAGATTGCTGCTGCCCGCACCGGTGACTGTGATGTCGGAGGCAAAGGTTTTATTGCCCGCAATGGTCTGATTGCCGTTCAACATCACGCCGTTCAATTCAGTGAGAACGGCTTTCATGCCCATGTAGCTGCCGTCTTTATTCCAAGCGGTCGTGAACAGGTCGAAGCGGTCGCCGTAGGCGAAACCTAAACCGCGTGCGTAGGCATTATTCGCATGCTCGGGGTGTGCAATGTGGATTTCCATTGACGGCAGAGCCTGCCCGTTCAGCTGAGCGCCGTTACCGCGATAAAAGCCCGTTTTGGCGTAGGCCGAGCTTTTATCTGTGTGATAATTAATGGTTTGTAAAAACGGCTTTTCAGCGGCAATGCGGGTGTTTACAAAGCTCTGATACGCTACGGTTTCGCCGCCTGCCACACGTGGAAAGGCCACGCGGCCGATTTCGCCGTTGTCGGCTCCGACAAACACATAATTAAAGCGCGCGCCGTTTTCATTCGCGCTTACGGGTGCACTTTCAAAACGCCAGTAGCTGCCGTCTGAATTGGTTAAGCGGTATTTTTCCCACGCATTGCGCTGGATATTCAAAATGCCGTTAGCCAAGGTTTGATTGCCGCTATTACCCAACTTATCTGCGCCCAGCTGCTTCCACGCGTTCCAACCGCTGCTGCCCGATGTCTGCGTGCGCGTCCAAATGCCGCTGTTGTTGTAGGGGATATAAACCTGCGTGCCGCCTGCAACGGCGGGCAGGACAAACAATGTGCCTGCGGCGCGCACGGGGTAGTTGTTGGCCTCGGTCGCGTAGGCGTTGGCAGTGTTATGCCACACGCCGATATTGGCTGCCGTTGCGGTCAAATCGTTCAAATTACGGTCGGCGGCAAGTGCGCCGCGCAGCTTGAAGCTGCTGTCGTCAATCGGGGTCAGCAGCTTTTTCAAAGCCGCTGCAAGCTGCTTCTGGTCGGCCTTGTTCGGTTTGATGCCCGCCATTTCCAACACGGCCAACATCTCGGCCTGAAACTGGTTTAACCACCAAGCAGGAAGAATCGTGCCCAGCTCCGAAGTGCCGTTGCCGTCGTGGAAGAGTTTGTCTTTGGTGTCAATCGGGTGCATTTTTTTCTCACACAAAATAAACTTCGGTATGCGCCGGCTTCAAATCACGAATCAGCCGTTTGAGTGCCTCGGCGCTGTAAGGTCCGCTACTCAGGGTCTCGACCCGCCAAACCCACATAATGTCTTCGCGCGCCAACCTGTCGCCTGCGCGGTTGACGCCCGCGCGGAAAGGTTGCAGCTCACGGATGGCGATGTCGTAGCCGAAAGCGGCAGCCAGGCGGACGAAATACGGTATAGACAGGCCGCCCGTTTCGTTGATTTTGGCGATGGCTGCGGTAATGCGCTGCGCTTCATCGCCCGTAGCAGCCAGCCCCAAAACGCGCTCCCAATCGGGCAGCAGCGAGCCGGCTGTTTGCGGCAAAACCGCGCCGGACACCGTGGCGGCAGACATATCGACCCCGTGGCACATCCGCGCGTCAATATCGGCCTGAGCGCGGACTTTCGGCGCATTCCGCGCATAAGACACGGGCGGCAGCAGGCCCAGTAGCAGGGTTCGGTAATCGCTGCGACTCATGGCATCACCGTGAGCGTGATTTTGCCCGGCTTAAACCATTCGATTTTTTCGCGCACGTCCGCCGAGCGGTTGGCCGCAGGTGCGGTCAGGCGGCGGTCGCGGATGCCGGCCACATTGCTGATAACGGCTTCCAGCTGGGAAACCACCAAATCCTGCGCCGGGGCGAGATTGTCGAAATATTCGGCCACCGCCGCCGTAACCGCGCTTTGCGCCTGCGACAGGCTGATGCCGTCGAGCTTGACGGCGGCCGTAATCGGAACGGCGGTAATCTCAGGCTTCAAAACCAACACGTTTTTGGCGGTGACCGGCCGCATATCGTCGATATAGGCCTGCACGCGCGCCAATGTTGCGTCAGACGGCAGGCCGTTGTTTGAAATCACGGCGATGTCAACCGTACCGTAGCCGCGGCGCAGCGGGTACACCTGAGCGTCGGTTACACCGTCTATGCTCAAAGCCCAGCGGCGGTAGTCGTAGCGGTTGCCGCCTGCGGGCGGGCGGCGGATAAGCTCCAAAAGCCGTGCCAGCAGGGAAGCATCGTCTTCGCTGTCGGTGCCGCCTGTGGCCGACAGCGTGCATTTGCTTTCCACGCCGCTCGGCGCGGCCATAAATTGCGCGGCTTTATCGGCGGCATTGCCCGCCACGCCGCCTTCCTCGGCACGCACGGCCACTTCGGCCGTGCCGTTGCGGGCAATGCTGACGGCTTCGGTGGTGGTGTAAAACACATCACCGGCTTTGATTTGCAGGCCGCGCGCTACCTGGCTGCCGCTGCGGCCGCGGATGCGCGCCGTGCCGTCTGCCGGGCTGGCATTGCGCCGCGTCAGGCCGCGCAGGGCGGCATGGCGCTCCAGATATTCGGTGTCGGCCGTATCGGGAAAAATTTGCCGCGCCACCCAGGCTTGGTGTTCGTATTGGCCGACCGCCACGCTGGCTAAGCGGCTGGCGTGTACATAATGGTCGGAATCCGCCGAGACATCGGCCGACGGGTCGAGCGACAAGGTATCGCGCAGCACCGCTTGGCGGATTTCTTCAAAAGTCGGCACTTGAAACATGGTTTAAATCCTTTTTAAAACGCGTTTAAAACCCTTTTAAAGCGCGTTTAAATCACGGGTACTTTATGGCGGTAGTCGAAGCCGCCTTTAGCGGTATCGACCCGTATCAGCAGATACAGACGGCCGTTTGCGGGCTGTACGGCACGCACGCTAATCTGTTCGGCGCGACCGTCGTCGATAATCGGCTGCAAGGCTTCTTCTGCGTATTGCTGCGCCAGCTGTGCCACATGTGCGAGGTCTTTCTCGCGTTGCAGCGTATGCAGCAGAGAGCCGATGGCGGGGTCTGCCCACCAGCTGCCCAGCGGCGTCTGCAGGCGGATATAGACCGCGTTTTTCAGATTGTCGATGGTATCGCCGGTGTAATCGCCGCTGAGGGGATCGAGTTCTTTATCCATGTTGAGATTTTAAAAAAACGGCCAAGCGCCGCGGAGCGCGGGGGCTTCGGCCCCATCAGGCATAAAAAACGCCCGGTTGCGGCCTGATTGCTCAAACCGTAACCGGGCGGCTCTGCCCGAAATCACACCACTTCGCCCGTTTGTGCGCCTTGCGTTTCGATGTGCTTGTGGCGGCTGCCGACATCTTTGCCGTTGTTGGTTAACGCGCCGGTGGTGTTCAAATTGCCGACCATTTCCACATTGCCGGTAAATTTGGCACCGCCGCCGCCCTGTACCGCCATGCCGCCATTGCCGTTGATTTGCCCGGTGGCTGTGACCTGCTGTGTTGCCGTCAGCATGGGTGTATCAAAGGTCGCGCCGCTGCCGGCGTTGACTTCGTAGTGCTTGCAGTTCACTTTAAACACTTCGCAGGTCGCTTCGATAATTTTGCCGTTTTTCAAAACGATTTGCGCGCCGTCGCTGTTGTAAACCGCCGTTTCACCCGGGCTGAGGTTTTTGATGCGGAAGCTGCCGTGCTGGGTCGCCACCACCACACCGTGCGACGTGTTACCGCCTAAGGGAATAACGACCGCCTCCGTGCCCTCGGGCGGGTTGCTGGTGAAGCCGTATTCCTGCAGGTGTTCCAAGTCTTGCAGCGTTTCATCGGCCAGCCCCGAAAGCTGCACGCGCTGTACCGGCTCGGACGAGACCACCAGCGTGATTTTGCCGCGAAATGCCGCGCGTACCGTATCGCCGATGGCGCGTGCCGCACCGGCTGCTTTTTTTGCCATTTTCGCAATGCTCATTCAAATACCGCCAATCCTTTCTGCGTCGTTTTTTTCCGCACGGCCGTTTTGCCGCCGCGCCCTGCGACGGGTTTCCGTTTGTCGGTTACGCCTTTTTTACGCCCTTTGCGTTTGCGCGCTTTCTCTGCCTTGGCCTTATAAGCGTCGGGCGTCCACACGCCGTCTTCTTTCAGGCGCAGCTCTGTCACTGTGCCGCCGCTGCGTGTCAGACCGAAACGGCGGCCCATCAAAAAGAAAATACCGTCTATACCTTCCTCTTCGTCGATAACGTGCACACGCTGGCCGGGCTGCCACAATACGCCCGATTCCGTTGCATGGCCGCCGACCGTGGCCGTCAGCGTAAAACCTTCCAAACGCCAGTCGGCCAGCTGCTTTTTGGCCTGCTTCTGCAGCGCGGCAAGGTTTTCCGCATCGGCAATCACAACGGTTTTGGGGCGGTGCAGCGTCATGGTCGGGTCGTGGTAAACCCATTTCAAATCATGCTTGCTGCCGTCACCGCGCTTGGCATGGCTTTGGCCGAGAAACGTGACTTCCGAATAGCGGTTTTCAATGCCGCGCTCAATCTGTATTTCCTGCACGTTCCGCCGCGTATCTGCGCGGCTCCAGCAAAGCGTGGCCACAGGCTCGCTGCTGTAATCCGCGCCGCCGACGGCCAGCACGCCATCGGGCGTAAACCACGGGTGCAACCCCGCCGAATTGGCGATTTTGGTTAACGCCTGCCATACCGTCTCGCCCGGCTCGATGTCGATTTTATCCAGCGGCTCGTCCTGCTCCGCCCGCAGTTCGACTTTGACAATATGCGGCCACGGCTCAACCAGTTTTTTAGCCGCTTCCAGCACACTCATACCTTGTACGTTCAACTGCGGGGCGGAGCAGTCCACCAACAGCCCGGCCAAATCGCGGCCCACAAGGCGCAGGTCGCGGCGGCCTTTGCTTTTATCGTCCGACTGGTTATCGATGATGCCGGTCAGCACCACTTGGCCGTCTACCAACACTTCGCACGTCTCGCCCGATAAATCGGGAATGCCGCCCGCTGCATCATGCAATCCGACCGACAGCTCGAAGCCGTCGGCAGGAATCAGAAAATCGCTGTCAATGCTGTAGCTCTGCCAGTCACGGTGTTCTTGGCCGCCGATGCGGATGGCGGTCTGATGGGTATAAGGGTTATTTCGCATAGCAGTTCATCAAAGTGCCACGGCGGATAAAGGCCGGATGGCGGATATGGGGATTGAGGCGGATAAGCTCGTCGGCGCGCGTGATGTCGGCGTAAAACGCAAAAGAAGCCTGATGTACCGTGCCGTCCAGCGGTGCAGGACGCACGATAAGCGGCGGCTTCTGATTGATGGCCGCCCGGATAAAGAGATTCAGACGGCCTGCGGTATCGCGCAATGCTTCGGTGGTGTGGTGCGTACTTTGCGCCAACAGCGCTGTTTCCGCGGCTTCCGGTGCCCGCTCGGCCGCTGTGGCACGCATGGCGCGCAATCGGTCGATATGCGCCTGAATGCGCCGCCGCAGCGTACGGTCAACCTGCATCAGGTCGGGCGCGCCCATGGTGTCGCCGTGCGCCTCCAAAAGCTCGGTGGAAATAGTCAGCAAGGCCGCCAGCGCAGCAGATTCCAGCAGCAGCGCCACCGGCTCGATATGGCGGGGCAGCAGCTTTTTCAAAGTCTGCGCTGCACGGTCCTGCGCCAGCACATCCAGCGGCAGCGCACACACCTCGTCGGCTTTCAGGCATACCGCATCAATACGGCGACGCACGCTTTGGCCGCCGCTGCTTTCCGATACGCCCGCATCAGCAGCCCGGCGCAACCCGGCTTCAACCATCTCAAACACCAGCGCCGCCGCCGTCTGCGGCTGCGCTTCGTACCCGTCTGCCGTCTGAGCCTGTTGCGCCTGCACCTGTGCCGTCTGAAAAACCGCCGCCTGCAAGCCCGAAACAGGCCATGCCGCTTCGGAGAAACCGAACAGCTGCCGCACGGCGGCAAAGCTGCCTGCCAATGCGGCATGAATGCCCCAGACAGAGCCGAACAGCGCCGACACTTCCGACTTGACCGCCAAGACCGAGTCGATAAAGCCCTCTCCGAACGAGCGGTAGGCATCGATTTTGCCGATCAGGCGCTCCAGCGACATCAGGAAGCTGTTTTCAAACACCAGCAGGGGCTGCGCCTCGGAAGCCTCGCGAAACGTCATATCAATGGCGGCATAGTCCACATTGTCCGCTTCGTGGCGGTAGCTCCACGCTGCGGGCATCATGTTCTGCATCCGCCCCCACACCGGATGCACCAGCACCCCGGGGCCGCTTTCTTCCAAAGCACTCAGCAGCTTCAACAGGCGGCTGCTGTATTGTTTGCCCCAAAATACCGCGCTGATTTGCACCTCGCGGCCGTTGTTGCCCATGTCTTCAAGGTCCGTGCCCGATACAAAAGGCCGTGCATGTTCGGCCAAAGCCTTGCCGTTGCGCTCTTCGATGCGCTCGATGTCGAACGGAACACCCTTAAAAGAAGCCTCCTGCAATACCGTATGCCAAGCACTCATTGTCCCGCTCCCCGGCCGAACATCGCGTATTGATGGCGTGAAACTTCATTGGCAATCACGCGGCCGTCGATGTTGACGCTCATATTGTTATTAATGGTGGTTTGTGCCGAAGCCATGGCGGCAGCAACCTGGTCCACCCGAGCCGCTACCGCTTCCGAGCCTGCTTGCACCGCTGCCGTATAGTCCGCCGTTTGCCCAGCAATGGAAGCCGTATAAGCCGCTGTCTGCGCCTGCACCGCAGGCACAACCTGCTCCTTAGGCTCGGCAGGCGGCGTCACCGGCAGAGGCGCAGGAATACCCGCCGCAGGTGCAAGCGGCGCGGGGGCAGCTGCCGCAGCGGGCGTATCGCGGATGGAATCGGCGATCGCCGCATGAATCAGGCCTGCGCCGCCGCCGATGGCAGCACCGATGGCCGTGCCGATGCCCGGGATAATCGAACCGACGGCCATGCCCAATGCCGCACCGCCTAAAGCAGATTCCGCATAGCCTGCCGCGCGGCTTTCCCAACCGCCTTCGGTAAAGGCCTTATCCGAATTGCGGCGGATGCGGTCGTGAGAATCGTATAAAGCCCAGGCTCCGCCCACGCCGGCGGCAGCCAAGCCGCCTGCTTTCAGCAGCCCGGCCGCACCCGCACCGCCTTTAAAAATCCCGCCGATACCGCCCGAGCCGCTGCCAAGTAGCGACATCGCACCTAAAGACAAACCGGCGGCAGTCGCAGCAGCGGCCAAGGTCTGAATCGCCAGCGTGGCATTAGGGTATTCGGCGGAGAGCTGCTTGAATGCGGTTTCAGCCTCGATGGCAGCCGATACGTCCTGTTTGAGCAATGCGACGTTTTCCGCTTTTTCCTGCTTGAATGCTTCGCCTTGCTGCAATACGGCATTTTTCTTATCCACCAAGCTATCCGTCGCCTGCAGACCGAGCAGCCCTTGCATATAGCCTTGCACCTGCTCCATATCGGCCGCCGCTAGCAAGCCGCCTTTGGCCTGAATATCAGGCAGTAGTGAAGATAAGACAAAGCCTTTCATGATGTTCATCTGGCTTTCAGCCGTTTTATCACCGGCTTCAGCACGTTTCTTATAGGCTTGGTATTCCGTATCTTTCTCCAACAGGGTATTGGCCAAGCGTGCCAATACCTGCACGGCGCTTTCCCCGTTTTCCTTACCCTTCAATACCGAGCCTTTCCAGTCTATGCCTTGACCGGGTTTATCCGGGTGCGTCATCTTAGTCAGCCGTTTGGTGGTATCGGCTGATAAGGTTTTCTCCAATAGGTTGCGGACATTGTTGGCCGCTTCACTGTTACTGCCTGCCTTATTGGCTGCCGACTGTAAAGTAGAGAGCAAAAAGCCGAAGCCCTGCAGCCCGTCCATACCGGCAGCTTTGGCAGCAGGCAACAATGCAGGCAGCTCGCGCACCATGTCGGCGATTTCAAAGTTACCCTGCATACCTGATTTCATTGCATATTCAAAGGCTTTGCCTAAATCTTGTCCTTTGAAGCCGAAGTCGGACAAAACCTTCATCAGTTTGGCCGTATCGGCGGCGTTGTAGTTGCCGATACCTTCTGATGATGCAATCATGGCGCGGTGTGAGGTATGGGCCGCCCCTTTGACTTCATCGAAGCTCATGCCGTTGGCCATCATGCTGTTGACAAGTTGCAGGGCGGCATCGGCGGTACCGCCGTTTTGCTCAACCAAATCCAAAGTCAATGCCCTGATTTCCGCCTTACCCTGATTGGCAATCCAATCTACGGACTTTGTGTTGTCTTCGCCGTATGCCTGCCAAGCGACTTGAGTAATGTTGGCATCAAGCTGCTTTTGGCTTTCCATCGCGGGTTTCAATACCCCGATGGCGGCCATACTGCCGGCCAGCACCGATCCGCCGACAGCAAGGCCTTTGCCGAAGCGGGATTGCAGCCCGATACCGTTATTCAGCTCCTGATTCAGCTCGCGGATGCGGTTGCGTGTTGCCACGGCTGCCCGTGCCAAATCATTACCGGCCACTTTGCCGCTTCGCGCAAGTGCCTCATATTGGCGCTTGGCTTCCTGTATTTCCGACTTAATCTGCTTGGCACTGCGTAATACGCCTTGATTTTTCCCCAATTCGCTCAGTTTTTTGCCAAAAGTCTGCAAATGTGCTTCCGTACTGGCAATTAAGCGACGTGCACCTTCATCTTTACCGGCAATAACCAACGATATTTTCATGTCTGCCGCAGCCATAAAAAAAGCCCTTAAACTTAAATTAACTCAAGGTCAATTATCGTTTAAAGGCAGCGGCGCGGCGGACTTGGCAGGCTTCAACCCCGCCAAGCGAAAAGCCGTCTGAAAACCTTGATTTATCGGGTTTTCAGACGGCTTTTTTTATAGGATTTTTTCGTAAAAAGACTTGCCAAAAATCGTAATTACAAGTATAATTCATCTTGTCGGTGCAGCAAGGCCGATACGGGAAAAGCCCCACCGAAGCGGGGCTCAACTTAGGAGAAAGAAAATGAAGCCTCACCTTCAAATTCTTATCTTGGTTGTCCTGCTGTTGGTAAGCGCTAACGCTTACTAAGGACTAACCAGCTAGGCGGCCAGCACGCCGCCTAGTCCTAATCTTACAAAAAGCCGTCTGAAAAATCAAGGAGTTTCCATGGCTGATAAAGAAAAGCAGATTGAATGGCAAAAAAAATACGAAAAAGAAAAACGCGCCATGCGTAGTGTTTCTTTTAACCGTACCACCGAGCAGGATTTGCTGGCATTTGTCGATAAAGTGAATTTCTCCCAATGGGTCAAAGCGAAAATCCGCGAAGAGCTGGAAAAACAGTAAGCGCGTTAAGGCCGTCTGAATATTCAGACGGCTTTTTTCATTCCGGCGGTTTTTGCCGTTTCGACACAATCACGCCGCCATCGCCTGCCTGTTTGATGCCCATGCTTTGCAGAATGTCGTCTGCCCAGGCTGCTGCTTCGGCGTGGGTCATGGCATCGGCTTCGGCGGCACTCAGCCCGGCTTTGGCCAGCAAGATGATTATGCGGCGGCGGGTGCGGGCGGTGTGCCGGTAGTCGTAGGGTTCGGCTCTGCCGCTTCGGCGGGCTGCTGCGGATTGTCCGAAGCGGCGGCGGATTTTGCCCGCAGTGTTTCCGATTCGTCCAAAATAATGCGGTAGTCTTCGCCGACCAGATTGTCCATCAGCCAAGCGATGCTCATTACGGATGGCGGCAGGCCGTCCACCGACAGCTGCTGCGTCCAATAGGCCAAGGTCATGGCGACACCGCTTTCGGTTTTGCCCGGCTTGTGCGCTTCGGCAAAATCTTCATAGGCTTCGAGCGCGCGCAGCTCGGCACCTATGGTTAAGGGGCGCAGGGTGGCGGATTTCAGACGGCCGCCGTCATGCGGCAACCCCCAAAGCAGGGAAAATGCTTGCTTCATGGCTACTCCTCGATTTTGTGCAGCGCCTGCATCTCGATGTCGATACGGGCTTCGTTATCCGCTTCGTATTGCTCGCTGGTTTCCAGCGTGAAGCAGTCGAGATAAGACGTGCGCTTGTCTTCTTTGTTGATGGGGAAGATGGTGATTTTGGCTTTGGTGATATTCGCCCAGTCGATTTGCGTGCCGTCGATGGGCAGCGCGGCGGTTACGGAGAGTTTATGCTCCGTAATACCGTCGGCGTAGCCGAGTACGCGGCCTTTACGGTTCATGGTTTTAACGGGCTTGCGGCCGGTTGTCGTTTGCGGCTTGAGGCTCACGATTTCGACTTCGCGGCCGTCCACTTCCATTACGATTGCGCCGGCATAGGTTGCATCGCTCATACGGTTTCCTTTTCGGTTTTTCAAACGGCTTTAAAGGGGCTTTAAAAGGATTTTAAAAAGGCTTTAAAGCCGTTTGGGGGTTTATAAAATCAAATCGATGCGTCCGGCGAAAACGTGCAGGCCGTTCACAACATCGGCAGGAATCGCGGCATTCAGGCGGCCGGTATCATTGACGGCGCGCACCATCAACAGTTTGTGTTTATGCTCCGCGACATTTTCAATAATCTCGGCATCTTCCAGCTTGGTCAGCACATCCAATACTTCGGATTTCACTTTAGGCACCATGCGGTCAAACAGCTTGTTGCGTGCGAAGCGCAGGGCAATGCGCTCTTTGATTGCGCGGCGTACATAATCCAAAGTGCGGATGGTGGTAATGTCGAGCAGGCTCGGGTCTTCCACGCCAGCCGCCGAGCGCGTGTATGTGGACACGGCGCGCATGATTTGCACCCGGTTGTTGACCACCGTCAGCGGAGTCAGGCCGTTGTAGAGTGCGTTATGGCAGGCCACATAGAGCGGCCAGTCGCCATCGGGCGTGATATTCAGGCCTTTCACTTCCAAAGTATTCAGCGGCCGCGCCGGGTCTTCTTCAAACGCGAGCACCGCCGCATAGCCTGCCGCAATCAGCGCATTGGCTTCCTGTGCGCCTTTGTACCAAGCGCAGGTCAGGCGGCCGCTGTTGAGCTTGGCGGCAAAGGCCGTGCCCGTGGCCAAGGTGCCGCGCCAGCCGAACACGCCGATACAGCCGCGCTGCTCAATCGAGTTGGACACATCTTCAATATGCTTGCCCAATGCGCGCGCAGAGGTGTCATCGGTAAAAGGCGATACGACAATGTGGTAGTGCTTGCCCGCAACCACGGCCAAAGCCGCAGTCAGGTCGGGGCTGCCTGCGCCGGAAGCCATCGCAGCGGTCGTGATGCTCAAGCCGGGCGCGCTGCCGGAGGCGGAAAGGCTGATTTCATTGCCAATCGCGCCTTTGTTTTTGGCGGTCAGCGTCAGGGTAGCCTGCGCCGCTGCCGCTGTAACCGGGCAGGAATCGGCTGCGGTAATCACGTTTTTCAGCTTACCGGCCAACGCGGCGGCCGTATCGCCTGCCGCAACGGAAACCGCATAAGCCGTGCCGCCGATAACAATTTCCAACTGCCCGCTGCCGGAAGCCGTGCCCGACAGCACCACCTTACCGGAAGCGGCCACGGCCGAAGCCGGATCGGGCAGGCCGATAACGGTCAAATCCAGATAGGCGTTGTTGTAAAAAGCCTGGCGTACCATCAGCTGCGCCCATGAGCCGCGGCCGAACAAATCGCCTGCCTGCACATCGCTGAAAAGCTGCACCGGCGTCAGGGGCGGCTGCGTACCGCTTGCGAGCATGGGCGCGAGCAGCAGCACTTTCTGCGGGTTTTGCGGCAAACCCTGTACAGCTGTGCGCGTATTGAATTCGAGATATTGGCCGGGTACGCGGATGCCGCCCGGAATGGTGTCAAACTGGATGTGTTCCATTATTCGCTGCCTTTCTGTGTTTTGGCGGGTTTGCTGCTGCCTGTGTCGGGTTCTGCGGCGTCTTCGGCCGCCACCAAATCGCCGTCGGCCAGCAGGCAGCGGTAGTAGAGACTGTCGCCGTCCACTTCCACCGCGTCTGCGCCGATATAGGCATAGGGGTCATGCTCCATCGGCACATTCAGGCCTTCTGCCGCGCGTACTTTAATTTTCGTCATGTTTTATCTCCAAGTTCACGGGAATTTCCGCGCCCGAAGCCGGGTCGAAAATTATGCCGTCGAAGTGTTCAAACCACGGCCACGGCTCTGAAAGCTCGCCGCGGTATTTTGTAAACAGATAATCGGGGCTGCACGGGTCATCGGTTTTTTCCGGGAAGCGGCCGTCTTCCAAAGCGCAGCTGTTGAAGCGCAGGGTATATTCCACCGCAAACACCGACACCGCAGCGTTGGCCACCAGCGCATGGTTGGCAATCGGGCGCACCGCTTTCGGGGTCAGCCCGCGCGAATCGCCCAAGCCCAAACGCTGCCCGTCGAGCAGGCGGCGTACCGCCCAAACCAAGTCGTTGCTGCCCACTTCCCGAATGTCGATGCCGCCGTGCCGCTGCGCCGTTTCGTTGCGTATAGAGCGCGTGGCGGCCATCACCACAAATTCGGCCGAATCCTGATAACGGCTGCGGGCGGTAGCGACGGCTTCGATGCGGCTGCCGCCATACGTGACCCATACCGCAGGCAGGGTCATGATTTGGGCGGCCAAATCCTCGGCTTCGCCGTTGTAGCTTTTGACCGTACGCACCATATTGCCCAAGCCGCGCCGCAACCTGTCGACAATGGCCTGCTCAATGCGTGTGATGACCATGCCGCGTCCTTCCGAAAATACGGTTGTTACCGCTCACGAATTGCACGCCGTCGGCATCGGATTCAACGGGGCTGCCGTCATCGTCCAAACCCAGCTGAACCTCGCCTTTGGCCAAAGCCTTCAGCAAATCGAGCACATCGATTTTGTAGCGGTTGCGGATTTCTTCGGTAATCAGCACGCCCGATGCCGAAGTCAGGCGGTAGCGGGCGATGTCGCAGCAGAGCCGCACCAACACCGGCGGCACTTTTTCAAACGGCAGGCGGAAACGCCCCAGATAGGCATCGATTTCCGCCGTTGCGTCTTCCAAGGCCACGGCCGCCACTTCCGCATTAATCCGGCCGTCGCGGTCGCGGTCGGTCAGTTGGATAAGCTCCAAGTCCCCGAAACGCGCCACCATATCGTCCACGGTCGCGTAAGCCATCTACTTCGCCTTTTTCGTTTGCAGCTGCGGCTCGGCCAAAATGCGGCTCCAGGCATCGTCGCCGACATCGGCGCGCTCGATTTCGCGCCAGCTGCCGTCAAACTGCAGGCCGCAGCGCCAAAATGTCTTACCCGAAGCTGTACGCACCTGCATGGTTTCGTCGTCTGCCTCCGCCGGGTCGGCGGCTTTATCCGCAGCAGCCAGAGCGGCGGCCAAATCCTGCTTTTCATCTTCGGCCTGTGCTAACAGCTCGAGCAGGCGCCGGTTTTCCGCCAAGGCTTCGTCCAGCTTCTGCTGTAAAGCAGCGGCGAGGGCGGTATCTTCCGGATTGACTTCGGCGGTTGCGCCGGCTTTTACGGTTTGTTTTGCCATCATCATGTCCTTTTGCTTTGGATATTCAAACGGCTTTAAAGCCTGTTTAAAGCCCGTTTAAAGCCGTCTGAAATACCGGTTAATCAGATATGCACACACACGTGCAGTTTCAGACGGCCTTTAAACGTATTGGTGGTGCCGTTGATTTTGTCGGCTTCCAGCAATTCGCGGGCGGTGTCTTCCAATGCGGGCGGTACGACCAGCAGGCTCGGCTTCACGCCCAGCACATAGCCGCCGTCGGCTTTCAGGGTCAGCATTTTTTCGATGATTTTGGCGAGATTGGCGCGGGTCAATGCGGTTTTCTCCGCCAAATGCGCCAGCTGCCACAGGCCGAAGCCGGCATTGCAGCGGCGGCGCGAGCCATAGAGATACACGTCTTCCATAAAGACCTTGTCGGATTTCGACGGGTCGAATTTGGTTTCAAACTCAGGCGCGGTGCGCTCTTGGAACACCAGCGGCTTCAACGTTTTGGTGTCATCGATAACATACCAGGACGGCACATCGGTATCGCTGCCGGTGGTGATGTTGGCGGTCGGCGTGTTATCGCCGCTGCCGTCGTTTTTGCTGTTGACCGGATGGTCGGTATCGAAAAAGTTTTGGCCGTCATAGCAGAGCGTTTCCTTGCCTTTGGCCAGCAGTCCCCATACCAAATCATCGGGCAGCGCGGCGGCGGATTCACCCATTGCCGCCATCATCGGGCGGTACATGCCCACTTGGTCGTCTTCGATGTCGGTACGCTCTACCGATACCGTGGCCTCGAATTTTTTGTTTTCCAAAGCCATCGCCTGTTTGGCCATCTTGCCGATTTGGCGCTCGCCGACCCATTCGCGCATTTTCGGGAACTTGCCCAGCCATGCGTAGGTATTGACGGCGGTGGTGGAAGGAACGGTCATCGCCACGGTGGAATAAGTTGGCTTGACTGATTCCAGACCGTTTTGAAATTCTTTGCGGAAGGCCGCCGTGATGGCGGTCAGAATGGCGGATTTATCCATTTATTGGTCCTTTTCTTCTTTAATTTTCATAAATTCGGCATGGCTCATGCCCAGCATTTTTGCCGCGGCGGCTTCTTCGGCCGTCAGCGCCGCCGTGCGCTCTTCGGGCTTCGCGCCATCGGTTTGCGTGCCGGTCAGTGCGGCCACCGGCTGCGCCGATTCGATAAAGCCGCTTAAAAAGGCCAGGCCGCCCGGCTGTTTCAACACACCTTCTGCCCAAGCCTTTTGCGCGGGCAGCAGCTTGCCTGCCGCGAGTGCCGCAGTAATCAGCTTCTCGCCTTTGTCTGATTCGCGCTCGGCAGTCAATGCCGCCACTTGGTTCTGCAAGGCCTGCACCACTTCAATCGGCGCGTATTTCGTCAAATCGGGCGCGGTTTGTACGCTCAAAGCGGCGAGAGCCTGCTCTTTGTCGGCCAAGTCTTTAAAAACATCGGCCGACAAGACTGCGCCTTCGGGTTTGGCGGCCAACAGCGCGCTCAAAGCGGCCGTCAGCTCTTGCTCGGTAGCCGTGGCCGGCAGGCCGAACAGCTGTTGCAATAATTGATTCATCGGTTTTGGCTCCGTAGGGTTGGGGTTGTGGCCGAATCCGGCCGAAGCGGCGGCCAGCACTTCATCCATGCCGTCCAGCGCGGGGTAATTGGTTAAGGCCGCATGAAAAATCTTGCGGACAAAACCCTTGGTGTCGTAGCTGAATACCGCCGACACATAGCGGTATTCCTTAGCCGCAATCGCTGCGGCGGCTTTCTCGGTCCACTCCACATCGGCAAACAGCCCCTTGGGCGTGAACTCCAGCCAGCGCATCCAGCCGGCAGCAGGGGCGGGTTGGCCGTTACGCTCTTTGTGAAGCGTTTGGTGTTCGTAGTCGACCACCAGCTGATTGCGCGCGGCATTGGCCAAGTCCGCCACATCGCGGCCGTTTTCTTCGGTCAGGTACCAAGCCGGCGCATCCGTCGGGCGGCCGTCCACTGCGCGGAATTCCCCGTAGGGCAGCAGCTGGATGCGGCCGTCTTTGGCCTGCACCTCGAAGCTGCAGGCGGCCAGGGCAAGCTGTTTTTTTGATTTCGGCATAATCGTCCTTTCAGCCTGTATTTTCTCCGTCTGAGCGGCGGCGGGAGAGCGGACGCCTTTCAACCCGATGCCGCTTTACTGCAAACCGCCGCCGAACGACACGGCAAGACCTGTTTAAAGACCCTTTAAAGCCGCAAAATGGCGGCGTTTATCCGCTCAGGCAGGGGTAAGGCAGGGGTCAATAAAAAAACGCGCTAAAAAGCGCGTTTTGGGGCGGTTGTCTGTTTACCTGATTAAAGAGCGGAAATAGTCCTGTACCTCATCGGCCAGCTTCTGCTTGCCGCTGTTGTCGAGTACGAGAAATTTGCGCTGCGGAATATGCACCTTGCGGCCGCGTCCGGCCATGCCGCCGAAGTTGTGGATGGCGGCATAGACGATATTGGTGCCGACCAATGCCGTATCGTTGTCGTACATCGTGGACAAGCTGTTACGCAGCGCGCCCGTATCGGTGAGCGGCTTGCCGTTGCGGTATTTCAGCCCCAACCATTTCGGACGGCCGCCGTAGCGGAAATTCTTTCTGACCTCCATGTGCATGGTTTCGGCCAGGCGGCGCATCAGGATATAGCGGTTTTCCACACCCTGCTGCAGACGTTCGATTTGGTTTTGTACGACGAAAATATTGTCTATTTTGACTTCAATCATGATAAAATTCCATCAAGCCGTTAGAAAAGCGATGATAATCTCCCTATCGCGGCCGTCTTGCAATCTGTATAGATTGGGCATTACATTGTCGTTACAGGATTGAGTGTGTGTCAGTGCGGGGAGCCTGACCTAACGGCTATTTTCTTTTCAATACCGGCTGCTTTTTCAGCCAACGTTCAATTTCCTTTTCTTCCGTCCGCCGGAACGAGTCTAAAAAAATCTCATCTTGGCTTTCTAAATATTTCAGCACTGCCAAATAGTCATCTCCATTTTGCCGACTAACCAGTAAAAAACTGTTTTTGCCGTGTTTGCCGTCGGTAAAAACATAATCGGGAGTGTTGATGATTTCAGGCAGCAGCGCATACTGAACCACTCCGAAATTCTGCCCCTCGCGACTATCAACCTGCTTAACCAGCGTGTCGTCTGAAAGCCAGACCGTTGCACGTTTTATTCCAGTTAGGTTTTGCGTCTCCAAAGATAATACACCTGCTGCAAACTTCAACTGCCTTTGCAGTGTATTGCGGATTTGGATTTTTTTACTGCTATCCGGTTTACCTTCAATTTTCAGGCGGCCTTTCACTTGGTAAAACTCTTCTTCGAGTTGTTTAAATACCGCCTGAAACTCCGCACCGCCCATTTCCGCCTTGGCAAATTCATGCGCCAGGGCGCGGTCGTATTTGTCTAGGTCGGGGCGGTAGTTCATGCGCCCGGCGTTGTAGGCAAAACCCCTGTCGGTGGTGTACAGGCTGCCGTCGGGGGCTTTATAGGCTATGGTCGGATAGCTGTCGCCCTTTTTGTTGTAAACCTTATTGGTTTCCACCAGATTGTGCGGACCCGATACGCTCAAAGCCAAGCCTTCCCGCGCCATATCCTGTTCGGAAAGCGCGATGACCGAGCAGCGGCAGTTGTAGCCGTTGGGCGGGTAAAAAGTAGTCCAAAAGGGATCGCTGTAGCGGTACACCAATCCGTCCATCGCCGCATGGGCGGGGCGGGTGCGCGCATCGCCTACCGCGTCGTACATCCAATACGGGCGGTTGTCGAGATTGGCCATATAGCTCTGATACTGCCCCGCGCTGTAGGCCGCCTGCATATTGGTACGGAAAATAGTCTCCAGACGGCGCGGTGCGCCGAACACTTCGCCCGTGCCCGGGTCGATGATGTCGTGGCCGTTATGGCCGTTGGGGTGCAGCCAGCCTTTGTTTTGCAGATGCTGCAAAATGTCTTTGCGCCAATCGTGAAACGACTGCCCCGTTTCGGCTGCACGAACCATGCTCTGCTTGATGTCGTTGAGCATATCCAAATCGGTCATACGGGCGATGGTGTACACCTTGGCAGTTTCCGAAGCGGTCAGATTGCGGTAGTTTTCGGTGGTAACCTGCTTCGCTTTCAACCATTCGACGGCTTTGGCCGGCGCCAGCCCCAGCGCGAAAGCGGACTTAGGCGCGGCCATGATGCTGCCCCAGCAGGTCGCTGATAAACAGCGCGTTTTCAAGGTGGCGCTGCAAATCCCGATTATTCATCTGCGGATAAAGCGCCGTCAGAGCCGCATCCGCTTCTTCGTAGCTGTCGCAGGCCGCCAATACCGCCACCGCCTGCTTGACCATAGGATGCAGCTGGGCGTTGAAATCGGGCACGGCCAGCGCGTCATCCAAGATGCTGTCCAGCAGCGCCTGCTCCTTGGCAACGGTTTTTTCAGACGGCCTTTGCGCCGACAAAGCCGCCATAGCCGCCTGCGTGACCGGATTATCCGCCCGACTGCGCCGCAACACCGCTTCGCCCTCGGCCGCTTCGGGAATCACGAGCTTGTCGCGCACCCAGCCCTCGGGAATCTGCACACCGACATCCACCAGCTTCGGCAGCGCTTCGGCGAAAATCGCGATGTCTTCGGCTTCGCGCGTATCAAATTCAAATTTAGGCGCGCGCAGATGACCGCCGAAATTGACTTCGACAAAGGGGCGGATGATGCCGTTGCTGATGCTTTGTGCAATTTGCTTCGCATCCGATACCAGCAAATCGCGGCGCACTTCGTTGTGGATTTTGCCTAGAGCGTTGGTACTGGATTTGCCGTCTGCGCCGCTGGTGAGCGTTTGCCCCAAAATCAGGCGGGCGGCAGCTTTTTCACACCAGTCGGCCATCTGTAAAAACGGGTTGGCGCCGGCATTGATGCCGGAAGCCGCATTGTGCAGCTCGACGGCCATGCCTTCGGGCATGATGCCTGCCGCGTTATGGCCGATTTCCGCAACCGCCCGCAGCAGTGCGGCCTTTTCCTCTTTGGTCGCGCCTGCGCCGTATTTGCCGATGCGTATCGGCATGCCGTACAGCTCTAAAAATTCGGCGAAATCATGTACTGCATAATGTTTAAACATATAGAGCCATGCCAGCGTGCGGAATAAGCCGTTGCGGGCGGCCTGAACGCTGCGCGACTTATGCACGTGCACCACCCAGCCCAGCGGCCACAAGGCTTCGCCCATCACATGCTCGGGCGTTTTCAGCAGCAGGGTATCGTTTTTATCCCAGCGAAACCACGATTGCGGACGGTGGGTAAAGGCTTGCGGATAATACCGGCCGTCTGAAAAAGCCCAGCCGATTTCCAAAGCGGCAAACCCGTGGCCGACCGCATCCATCAAATCCATTACCAAATCGTCAAGATTCGGCAAGTTTTCAACCAGCTCCGTCACCGTTTCCGTCAGTTTTTCTTCTGCGGGCGTAGCATGGCGCGGCGGCACGATGCGCCAGTCCAGCGTCAGCAGCGCGCGCTTGCGCGTGCCGATATTCGCGCCGATGTCGCTGTCGCGCTCTTCGATGTCGGCAAACAGCTCATGCTGCGCCGTGATGTCGCCGCTTTCCGCATCTTCAAACAGCGCCCGCATTTTCTGGGGCGTGATAAAGGCGGAAGGGTGTTCGGCAATGACCCGGCCGGTGGCGGTAATCTGCGCCGCTTCGGTTTGCAGCGACTGCTCCGGCTGCGGGTTTTTGACTGTGTTCTTTGCTTTGTTTTTTGCCATTTTCAAACCTTTTTAAAGCCGTTTTAAAGCGGCTTTAACGCCGCCATTTGCTGCGGAATTCCGTATCGTCGAAATCTTTGTCTGCCGTACTCCGCCATTCCAGCGGCGCGCAATTGGCTATCGCCCCCGCCCACACCATCTGCACCGCATCGGGGCCGTCATCATGGTCGGCTTTCGGGAAGTGGCGGAACTGGGCCACCAATGTCGATTGCGCGCTATGCAGCAGAATCAGGCCATTGGCCATATGCGGTTGCAGGCTCTCAATCCGCAAGAGCTTGTCCGATACCGGCTTCACCGCCCGTGCCGGTACGGGATAACCCCGTGCCGCGCTGCGCTTGACCAGCTCGTCTTTCAAAAACTCTTGAAACTGCACCGTTTCGATAAACCACAACTTGCATTTGTATTGCTTGTGCAGGCGGATAACGTCTTCGATAATCAAATCGGGCAGACGTTTCTTAATCTGCGCTTCCACGATATAGAGTTTGCCGCTGCTTCTTTGATACCCGCCGATAATGATGGCCGACGGGTCGCGGCTCGCACCCGCCTTACCCAAGCTCGGATCGAGCGCGCCGAAATACACTAAATCGCGCGGCAGCTCCGTCCAGTAGTGCAGCGCATTGGCAAATACCGCGTCTTCGCCGCTGACCGGGTCGTTTTGATATTCGCTGTCAAAAGCCGCATGGCCGTCGCGGGCGCGTATGGTCATCAATGCCAAAATATCCCGCGCCGCCCACGAAGTGACCGCGCCTTTGACCATCTCATCCCTATTGGCCTGATAAAACGCTTCGGCCATCGCCTTGCCCGCATCGCCGTGGTTGCGGAAAATACTTTCCCACTCGTCCCACAAGTCCATGCGGTCCGGCCACTGCAACACCGCCTGAAAGCGTGTGCCGCGCCAAAACGGGTTATTCAGCGTGCGGCTCAATACGCTGTCATAATGTAAAATAGTGCCGATATAGACGATGTCGAATTTCTGCCCCACCGCGCCTAGTGGCATAATGGTTTTTTTCAGCCAGGCGTCCAACTTGTCACGCTGCTCGGCGCTACGCACGTTTTCATCATTTTCAATATCGTCCAACACACACAGGTCGGGGCGGAAAGGGCCGTGGCGCATACCGCGCAATTTCTTGCCGCTGCCTGCCACTTGGATTTTGATGTCGTTGGCCGTCACCGCCGTGCCCGCCTGCCACACACGCCCCTGGCCGCAGGCTTCGGGAAAGTCGGTTCTCAAGCGCGGGTTAAATTCCAGTTCGGCTTTAATTGCTTCCAGCATCGGGTAAGACTGGTCGAGACTGTCCATCACAATCACGCAGTAATGCTTCTGCCCCGTCACAATGCAGTACAGCGTAAAGAGCTGCGTTACCAGCGTCGATTTCGCTTCACCGCGCGGCGCGGCCGTCGCTTCGGTTGCACCGTCTTTTTCCTGCAGGATTTCCGGCAGGCGTTTGAATAAAAACTCATGCAGTTGCGACTTGTGCGGGCTGCGTACGTAATGCGGGAAGTAGGTATTGACGAAATATTCGTAGCCGCCCACAGGGTCAAACACCTTTGCCCGCCGCGTAGCAATAGAGGCGGGGCTGCTGTCGAAGCCTTCCACTTCCGTTTCAATCACGCGGCGCAGATTGGCGGCGATGGCAGACAAGGTTGCTAAAAAGTCTTTTTTCTTCATTTTTCAGACGGCCTTATCCGAATTTTTGCTCTACTTGTGCGCCAAACGGCTCCAATACTTCGACAAACGCGCCCAAATGGGCAGGATGTTTTTCCTGTACGAATACCGCCAGCATCTCCAAGACCTCCAAAGCCGTCGCCAGCTTGGAAGTTTCAGGCATGACCCGCGCATTGGCCGCAACCGTTTTGGTAAACGCGTCCGCTAGGGCAGACAGCAGCTTGGCACGCTCTGAGGGCCGCAAATCTTCCGTTGTGGCGTCCTGCAGCATGGTCATGGTGCTGTTGTATTGCACTAAAAAGCCCGCCAGCATCGCCCTGCTCAAATCTTCGATGCCGCCGCCGGCCAGCGTATAGGCAGCGCGCAGCTTGTCCCAGTCGTCACCTTTTTCCAATGCCGCGCGTTTCCAGTTGCGCGCCGTGGCAAACGGGATTTGGCATATCATCGCCGCCGTTTCCAGCGTCTGCTTGCCGCTCACATACAGCCCGCGCAGTTTCTCGCGGGTTTCTTTCGGGTGTGCCATCGTCAACCTCCCAGCTTGGCGCGAATCAGCTCCCAGCCGGTCGATACAATCACGCCGCCCAAGCCGCCATACACTGCCGCGCTGCGCTTGCATTCTTTGCGGATTTCTTTCAATTCGTTTTCCACTTCTTCGGTTTTGGCGATTTGTAGCTCCAGCTTTGCTTCAATCCGCGCCAGCGCGGCGAGGATGGGGTCTTTATCCATCGGTTTCATGATTTGTCCGCCTTCCGGTCGAGCTTGTCGGCCATCTTGTCCATCTTATTTTCCAAACGCGCCAGGCCGTCCATAATCGTTTTTTGGTCGGCACGCGCCTCGGCTTTGGTGGCATAGTCCAGCTTGACGGCATAAAGCGACTTCTGCAGCTCGTTACGCTCGGCCTCCGCCTGATGCAGACGGCCGTCAATGCCGCGCACCCAATACCAGAGCACCGAAATCATCAGGCTGACCGCCGCCCCGAAAACATGTTCGATACTTAAAGCAGTCATTGCGGCAAATCTCCGAATACAATGCCGCAGCCGATGCCGTCTTCCGCCGTGCAGGAGACATACAGCTTGTCGCCCGCTTCATACTGCACATCGGCATAGCGGCGCAGCGTTTCGGCCACACTGTTTCGGCGCAGCCTGATTTCCACCGCTTCCGCATCCACGCAGAAGCAGACGCCGAAGCGGCCGTCCATACGCACCGAATACTGCATAACCGCTTTGTCCAATACGCGCGAAATCTTTTCTACAAACGCCTTTTGCTCCCGCGCCCGCGCCAAGCCCAGCTCGATGTCCGCCTGCTTGGCCGCCAACACCCGTTGCACCATCTCGCTATAATTCACGCTCCGCCTCGCTTTCCTGCCGCTTCACGCTGACCCATGAGCGGGCCACCGCATAGCCGCCGACCACGCCCAAATAAATCGCCCAGATTTCAGACGGCATCTCCGGCGCAGCCAAAAATTTATAAGTGGCCGCCGCGCAGGCCACATTCGCCCATAATTTGGAATGCGACACCTTGCCCGTGGCCGGGTTTTTCACAATATCGCTGACAGCCATCTATTTTTTCCCTTTCCGTTTTTTTGCCGCACGCTTCGCCGCTGCCACCCCCGATTTGCCGTGCCTCAGGCTCGGGTGTTGGCGTATTCGGCAAACCGGCGCGGGTGTGATTTTGATTTCAGACGGCAGCGCTGTACCTAAAGCCGCCAGAGTCAGCGCAATCAAAGTCTTTTTCATCACGCCGCCGCCTTCGCAATCGCACCCGCCACCGCGCGGCAGAGCTTCCAAGTATTTTCCTTGTACCAAGCCAAATCTTTATCGTTTGAGATAAAAAACGGCTCAAACACAATCCCGCCCGCCTGCGCGTAGGCCAAGCGGCGGTGCTGGCCGGCATTGTCGGGCTTGTAGCCTTTGTCGCCGCGCAGCTTCCAGCCGCTCGCTTCGGCAGCGGCGGTACAAATGGCCTGGCACACCGCCTTATGTCTCGACAAGGCCAAAGCCTCAATGCCCGTTGCCCTTTTATTGGCGGCCGCATTACAGTGGATTTCCACCGCCAACGCCGAGCCGCGCACCAACTTCACCGCGTCGCGCAGCGGCAGGTTTTGATTGCCGGTGCCGTCGGTTTTTACCGTCAGCCCGTAATCGCTACGCAAAATGTGTGCGATGATGTTACGCATTTCGCAGGCAATCTCTGCCTCACGATGGCTGCCGTTGACCGCGCCCGGATCGGTATTGCTGTGGCCTGCGGTAATCACAATCAAGCCCATTTAAAATCTCCTTAAAACGGTTTTAAAATCGGTTTATCAGGCTTTTATTGTATTTTTCGGCATCAAGCGCAGGCACGGCACGCCTTTCAACCCCTGCCGCGCCCATAAAAAAAGCCCCGCAAAAAGCGGGGCAGCCAACGCCGTATCATTAAAACAAAGCGATTTGATGCGATACCGGCTCGCATTTCGAGCGGATAATCGTATATCCGGTGCGGTCGGAAATCTGATAGCGCGGGCAGAGCGTACTCATTGCCAGCAGCTTGCTGACCCCCTGACGCTCGGTCAAATCCAAAAAATCCTGCATAAACTTTTCATTACGCAAAGCGCGCAAAGCCTCTTCGCAACGCGGCACATAAAGCTCTTCGCCGCCGTATATTTTTAAAAGCTCGTAAGTTTTCGCTTCGCCTATGGCCGAAAACAGAATATTCAGGCGCGGCGTATCGCGGCGGCCCTTGCCGAATTTAAAGCGTGCACCGCCGATGGCGCGTACCAAATCCATCGTCGCCTGAATGCCGATGACGGCCACAATATCCAGCACAGTTTCAGGCAGCAGATGCTCGACCCGCGCCATATCCGTATGCATCTGTCTCATATCATGCCTCCTTTCCCTTTTTACGGTTGGCCGCAATCTGCAAGGCTGCCACCAACTTGTGCATGTGCGCGCCGCAGAGCCATTCCACACGGTCAACGCCAAACATCCGCTTGGCCGTACCGTGGGCATAATTCCAGCTCCAGCCGTTATCCAAAATCAAAGCCTCGATTTTCCGCATCATCGGGTCAGCGGCAGAGCGCCGCTGCGGCCGCCTGCCGATGTCCGGTTTGGATTTGGCTGCAAAGCCCAGGTGCGCCATTTCCGCACACACCTTTTCCAGCTCGGCCACATCCATCTTCGCGCACGAATCCTTGCCCGTTACCCGGCGCAATACCGCACGGTACACGTCATCATCCATCGCCAGCTCTTTCTGCGCGATTTTCACTTTCGCAACCAGCGCACGGCGGCTTGCATGAGTATAGGGCACGGTATATATCCAAAAAATCAATATATAGTATTTTATATAATCAAAATAACCAAATCAATACAATATATTGTATTTTTTATTTTAAGAAGCATAAAAAAAGCCGTCTGAAAACGGCTTGGATGCGGTTTTCAGACGGCTTTTTTACGGGCTTATCGTTTGCCCTGCATCATCAGGCAGTATCGGGTTTCAGTCATTTCCGTCCCAACCGTCTGAGTATTTTTCAACCATTTTGCACTCCTTTCAAACTTAATTGGTCAATCGATTATACAGTCGTGCTTCCATCAGCTTTTCGGGCTGTTCTGTTATGAGGCGCGATTTTTTCCATGTATTCGATAAACTCTTGAAAGGCTTCCCGGTACACACCCTTATCATTCATGGCGCTTTGAGCCAAATCCGCCATTTTCCCCCATGCCTTTTGCCGGGCTGATTGGGTTTTATAGGTAGCGGCTTTTTCAAACAGTATATTCATTTGCTTGATGTAAGCGTGCGTTATCAGCACGCGCATATCATGTTCTTCAATCGGGCAATAGCCCAGCGCAACGCTTTTCGTCCGTATAAGCGCCATCCGGGAATGAACGGTTTTAATATTTTTACTCTCATACATGATTTCGGCCGATTCCCAAATAATTTGAGACAGCCTGTCATCTTGGCTCAGTCTTTGCCGTGCGGCCTGCCGGGTGTAATGATTGGTGTGGGCGGCTATAAGTTGGCGGCATGCTTCATTTTCCTGATAATAGCCCTGTAAGGTCGAACATCTCGCAATCCGCTGAGCCATCTCCTGCCGTTTCTTCTCCCGTATGGCCTCGGCCTTGGCTGCAAGCTCCTGCTGCCATTGCTGCCGCTCAATTTCTTTTTGCTTGGCCGCTTCTTGCTGTTTCTTGAGTTTTCTCTCATGCCAGATCATCCATCCAATCAAGATGGGCAAAAAGATAAGACTAAGAATAAGAAAAGTATCATTCATGATGTTTTCTTTGTTTATATCGGATATTGGATAGTGTAAAGATTAGATGGCTAAAAATCAAAGGCCGTCTGAAAATATTTCAGACGGCCTTTTACGCCAATTACTAATGCTCTAATCCTGCCAACCGCCCAGTAGCCCGACCAGTTCGCCCAGCATTTCCGACAGAGCAGCGGTCATGATGACCTGCTCGGCGTAGGTGCGGGTGGGTATATCGTCTGCGCCGTCTGCGGCCTGCTCCTGCAAGACATCCAGCCAGCGGATGCGCTTTAATGTCAATTCACCGGTCAATATAAAGGCGATGCGTTCCTGCCATACCAAACCCAGCTCTGCTACGAGCATGCCGTTTTTGACATGCCGCACCACATCATCGTCGGTCAGGTCTTTGCGGCTGATTTTGACTTTAGGCGCGACATCGCCGACACCAATCAGCGTGCAATCGCAGTCCAGCTCAAAGCCGCCGCCGCATTCGCCGCGCAGCAGCCACTCGGTCATCAGGTTGCCTGGCGCTTGCACGGTGCGCGGGTAGAGGGCATTCATGCCGCCGAGAGCCAAGCGCAGATGGCTCAGCAGGTTTTCGGCTTTGTGCGGGCTGGCGGTATCGACCCACAGCCAGCCTTGTGCCAACAGGCCGTAGGTGCGGCTGCTCTGAGTCAGGGCTTTGGGCAGCAGGTCGTCGATAATGGCTTCGCGCAACTCCTGTTTTTCACGGCGGCCGATATTTCGGCCTTCCTCTGCTTGGATTTTGGCCGTTTTTTCCGCCAAAATCTGATTGATGGCCGCGCCCGGCAGAATTTTCTCTTCGCGCTTGAGCGAAACCAGCAGGCTGCCGTCGGCTTCAAATACAGCACGGTCATAGTCAAACGGTACGGGAGTATCGAAGCCCTCTGAAAACCAAGACAAGCCGGGCGGCGGCGTAAACCGGCAGCTGCCGAGTGCTTCATCCAGTTGGCGCTCTTCGGGCATTTCAAGCAGGCGAAACGGCGTTAATTGTTTAAACCACATGATTTTTCCTTTCAAAAAAAGCGGGCATTGCCCGCCTTTCGGTTAATGCGGCAAACCGTGCCGCGCGGTTTTAGTGTTTGGCTTCATTCTTAGTGCAGACATTGCCGGTTAAAGCCATTTCTATTGCCCTTTTAATCATGACAACCATCCGCTGGGCATCTGTCAGGTCAGGGGCGTTTTCATCAAATGCAGCTCCGAAAGCCGATATTTTCACGCCGGTCTCGGTGTCTTCCACAATAATCGCGATTTTCTCCATTACTACACCTTCGCAATATCCAAATTCATCAACTGATAAGCCCCCGTCTCATCACGGCTGTAAACGCGCACAAACGGCTTGCTGGTATGCACCTGAAGGCTGTCTGAAAGAGCTTCCATCGCCTTTTGCCATTTCTCATCTTTGATGTCCAAACGGCGCAAGCCGAGTACGCGGGCAGTAGAAAGGTTGCCCTCTTTATCCACTTGGAAGGCGGCGTTAATAAGGGTTTTCAATTCGCTGCGACTGCCTTCCGTCCACTCATTGATACACTCGTCAATCAGGGCTTTGGCGGCCAGCAAGCCTTCATCAAAGACCAGCGTGTCCTGAATCGCCAGATTGACGCGGTATTGGCCGTCAAAACTGTGCAGCGTGATATTGCCTTTCTTACCGCCGAGCTTCACGTCGTAGCGGTCGGCGGAAAGCTGGGCGAAGGCAGCGATGTCGTCCATTGCCTGCTGTTTGAAATCAGCGATATTTGCCTGTACCGCCTGCGCCTTGCCGACGATTTCCATTACCAGCTCATCGCGCAACAGGTCGGTTTCTTTGATGTTGGCCAACGGGATTAAATTGCCCTTGGCGTCTTGTTTGTATTGGTTCATATCCATGCTGTTCATGATTTTCCTTTCTCTTTCTGCCTTTCGGCGTAAATTCTTTTGCACTCGTCCACCGTCCGGCTTTTGGGCGCGTGCATCCAATCTCGGTTAAGCGCAGGCGCGTTTTTCAGACGGCTTTTGATTTTCGCCACCATCTCGGCGGCATAAGGGGTTTGAACGTGTTTCTTTTCCAGCCTAGGAACCATCCTCACCGCTATCGGCGGCAGGTGTTTGCCCAAGTCCGCGGGGTTCGGCCATTCGACCGAAGTGGCTGCAATGGCCTCAAATGCCGCCCTGATACGCGGTATATCCCGTTTAGGCTGCCATTCCTGCTTCATCAGCAGCCCGTGCCACACTTGGGCCACGGCGGTCAAATCTTTGGCAGCGGGGCGGCCTTTCAGATTCAAAGCGGCCAAAAGCGTAAAACCCCGCGCGATTTCCTGTTTCAACCAGTCATCCGTCATCTATCCCTCCGTTTGCCCAAGCCATCAACCCGCCCACGCCGTCGCGCAGTTTGCTTTGCTCCGCCTCTTTTGCCCGGGGCGGCCGCTCCGCCTGTACAGTGGTGCAGGGCGGCTGCCAATACGTCAGCGTCTGTAATAACCAACCGTGCGATTTCAACGGCAATTCTTTGATACTCCCGCTGCGCGCCGCTTCGACTGTTTTCTCAAATGCCCAAATCCAAGCGTCTCGGGGCGCGGGGTAGGTCTTGCGGTTGCGCTCGATTTCGCCCGCCGCAATCAGCGGCTGCAATTCGTTTAAGAGCTTGGCTACCCGTTTAAAACTCAAAGCATTTTCAGACGGCCTGAATAAGCCCAAATAACGTATGGCCGCGCGGGTCAGGCCGTCTGAAATCCCCGATACCGCCGCCAAAGCCTCCCGTGCTTCTTCATGAGCGACCAAGACTTCCAAGCTGTGGCCGGCTCCGCAGTTGGGGCAACGGGTTATCATGTCTCGTCCTCCGAGTGACTTGCCAAAGCCGCTTTCAACTCCGGCGACAATTCCAAAGTGTCGGCTTCTTGGTCGATGATTTTGTTTTCCGGCGATAAGAGCGTCTCCAATACCGTCATCAGCCATTGGATATCGCAGTTGTCGTATGCTTCGATAAGCGCATCTAATACTTCGCCCCGGTCTTCATCTTCCAGCGTCTCGTAATCGCCGTCGTCACCTATCGGCTTGAGCGGATTCATGCCATACGACACCAAATTCAAATTTCTGATGAATGCCCATGCCGCTGCCAAATCTTTTTCATTGGGTTTGCTGATTTTCATTTTTCCTGCTCCTGTTCAATAACTGCCAATTCATCCAACAACGCCCGCAGCGTCTCGGCACGCAACACTTGTTTCTCTTTACCGCGCGTGACCGTCAGAAGGTAGCCGCAGCCGTCGGGCTTACCGAGCAGGAACTGCCCCAAATCCTCCAACGCATCCAGCCGCAGCGTATCGGGCTGGGTATCGTCCACCGGATGGCTTAACGCCTGCGCCGCTTCGCCCAGCAGGCTCTGCACCGCCTGCCCCAAAGCAGGGTTGCTGCCCGCAGCCTGCAATCGTTTAACTAATGTCATTTCTTTTGCTCCTTTTTTGCTGATGCTGCCACTTTTTCTCGGCATACCATGCTGCCGCGCGGCGGCGGTGTTGCCCGTCATGGCTCTGCCTGCGCCTATTCATTTACCACGCCCCCGAGCCGTTCCGCTTCCGTCATCTTGCCGTACACCTCCGTCCAGGCAGCGTGCGCCTCGTCATACTCCGAAGCCGCCGCCGCTTCCGCAGGCTGCCCCGCACAGCTGGCGATAAGCAAGGCCGCACCCAAAGCGGTAAATGCACCTAAACCAAACATCCGAATCGCACCTTTCATTTTTCATTTCCTTTAAAATCAAATGCTTGCAAAATATTCAGGGTAAAAAATATATAGCCGCATCAAGGGCTTATACTGTTCAGACTAATGAATCAGCATTTCCTCAAACTGTTTGACCATCTCCACATTCGGCCGTTCGCCTGCAATGCGCGCCAAGCGGTACACCCCGCGCAGCATCTTGACCAACCGCCGCGTATTACCTGCCGCAGCTTTCACCAAACCCTTAACCGTTTCATCATCCGCCCCCGGCAGATTGCGGCCTGCGATTTCGACCAACTCGTCTTCTTGCAGCTCGTCGCCCAAATCCAGCTTGAAACCCGCGCGGCTGAAAAGCTGTTTAAACTCGCCCCGCCTGCCGCGCAGATTCAGCAGCAGCCGCGGCATACCGACCAGAGCCAAGCCCACACCCGCCATATCGTGAATCCGCCGCAGGCATTCCAGCGCCCGATAGGGCAGGCACTCGGCCTCGTCCACCGCAATCAGGCGGCCCGAACCGACAAGTTTGGCCGTAACCGCTTCCATCATCTCGTTTAAGCTGCCTTTACTCTCGCAGCCCAGCTTTTCCGACAGCTTTTTCAACACCACTTTCGCGCTAAACGTCGGATCGGCTTCAATCAGGAGCATATCCGGGTTTCGGCTCGCATAATCCCGCAAGGCCGAAGTCTTGCCCAAGCCCGCTTGGCCGATGACCACCACCAGCTCGTTCTCAATATGCGCCAAACGGAAAATATCGGCCGCCCGCTTGCCGCTGCGGGTGCGGACATAGCTGATTTCCATCTTCTGTTCCAGGCGGCGGTTTTCCTCCAAGTTCAAAAACGCTTCGATTTTTTCTTCCAGCGCAGCGATGTTGCCCGTATATTTGCCGCGCAGATACGCATTAATCACCGGGACCGTCACACCGACCGCCTTACCCACCGCAGTCTGCGTATAGCCGTTGGCTTTCAAAAACCGCCCCAAACGTTCTTTTAAATCCATTTTAAAGCTCCTTTAAATCAATCTTCCAAATCACTCTCAAACATCACATACCGCTTTTCAGACGGCCTGATAAGCTCATACTCGCCCTCGATAACCGGCTGCCCGTTGCCGACCAGCAGGCCGAAATCCGGCTGATGCTCGATAGCAGGTTGAAGCTCCGCTTTGGCCAGCGCGATTTTCTCTTCCTGCAGCTTCACGGCACGGCGCACCCGCTCTTCCTTCAGCTGTTCGATACGCGCCACCGGCATCGCCGCCACCTTATTGCCCTCAAACTTAGCCTTGCAAATAAACGAGCCGTCCATCCGCTTCACAATCACCTCCGAAGCATCGTGCAGGTCATAGCCCACCCGCACCGTCTCGCCGTGGTAGTCCGCCAAATCGCGGCTGAAATAGATATTGTTAAACAGGCTCACCATACCCCGCGATACCGTACGCTCCTCCTCCGGGCGGTACATCAGTTCCAATTCCACCGCATCCAAAGGCCGGTTTGCCATCGCTTCGGCAGCCAAACGCATCGCCCGGTACGCAGCAGGTGTCGCATACTCCGAACCCGCCGCCTTTTCCAATTCCCGATGGCGGTTGCCCGCATTGTAGGCTTCAAACGCCGCCTTCAAATCCAGCATAAATTGTGCAAAAGTCGGCATTTTTTGGCGGTAGCGCCGCTGCTCGGTCGAAAGCGTCTTACCTTGCCGCTCCGCCCGCATCGCGCTGTTGAGCTTACGCAGATTCAGCGTTTTCGTACTCGCATCCGCCGAATCCCCCACAAACGTCTCATAAGTCCGCGCCAAAGGAATCGTCACCGTCTGCCACAGCCGCTCGATAATCCCGCGGCCTTGCGGATTACCCGGCAAGCCCGTCGGATGCTCGATGCCCAAGCGCGTCAAAATCCCCGTCAATTTGTCATCCAGCATATTACCCGTCGGACCCGCGCCGTTATCCGTGTAATACATCAGCGGCGGCTCATGCTGCGACATCGCAACCCGCAGCGCATCCGCATGCGCCAACGTCGATTCCGCCAGCGATACCGTCCAACCCACCACATAGCGCGTCGAAGCATCAATAATTGCCGTGACCTCCGGCTGAAAAGGCTGCCCCGTAATCGGATGCGCCACCTTCGCCTTAAAGCCGTGGCCGTCGCCCACCCAAATCGTATTCGGCGCAAACCGCAGCCAATCCCGCGACACATAAGGCAAAATCGCCTTATAAGCACCGCCCGTATCCCGCCCGCGCCGCTTAACCGTCTCCGGCAGCTTCTTATGGGCATACCGTACCTGGTCTTCAGACGGCAATGTCTCAATACCGTGTTGCACAATCCAATTCCTCGCAAAATCCTGATAGCACACCCCGAAACCCGGCTTGTTCGGATTCGCCCATACCGCCAGCCAATCCCCCAACCAAGCAATCTCCAACAAACTGCGCGCCTCCTTCGGCTTTCTCGGCGCCAAAGCCATCAGCCGCGCATTACCCCGTTCCGCCTGCTCCGCATCCTTGACCCAATTAACCAACGTCCGCCAGCCGATACCGCGCTTCCCGTTACTGCGGGCATTGGCCACCGCCACAAACCGCATCAAATGAGCCGGAAGCAGGCCGCTTTTAATCTGGTTCTCCACATACACAGCCGCCGCCCGCAAACTCATCCCCGCAGTGTCGCGCATTTTCAACACCTCGCACACAAACACCGCCCGCGCATGGCTCACGTCTTGCTGCTTATCGGTCAGCCGCCCCGCCAGCTCGTTCACAGGCAGCCCCAGCTGCGCCATCTTCCGCCGCTGCACCACCTGAGTACTCGGCAGCGGAGCGGGAGACGCATTGGCCAATATCTGCGCTGCTTGGCGTTCCTTGATGGCCGTCTGAATTTCAAGGGGTAGGCCGGAAATCAGGTATTTTTTCAGACGGCCATCCTCTTTATAAGTCCAGCATTCCTTTAATGCTCTTTTGCTAATGGCCTGTTTTGATACGCCTAAAACACCGATTAGCTCATTGACCCCAATCGTCTCCATATCCGCCTCATTTCAATCCCAATTTCCGCGCGATTTCAAAACCCTTGCCATAATTGCCTTTGCGCTGACCGCCCACCACCAGGTACACATCGCGCGGCGCATAGCCGTGTTCACGCGCCCACTGAGCCAGCGTTTTACCCTCTTTGGCAAAGTTTTCTTTTAATTTTTCAACAGTTATAGACATAGATAGCCCTTTCTAAGCATGGTAAAATAATGCACTAAAAATCACTTAGTGCCGTTCTGTTTTTGAATTATAGGAAGAACCCTTCCTAATTTACAAGAGAAATTTTATGAAGAACTCCTCCTATTTCTCTAAGAGATTGAAAGAAGAAAGAAAAAAGTTAGACCTTACTCAAGCTCAAGCTGCTGAAAAATGCGGAGTTTCCATGAGAATGTGGGGCGATTACGAACGTGGCATTAGTCAGCCAAAAGCGGAAGTTTTATTCCTATTTAAAAAAATAGGTATTGACGTTGATTATGTGATGGGCGAAGAGCGTATCGAACAGCCGTCTGAAAATCTAAATGAAATTGAACAAGAATTACTGGCTTTATTTCGGCGATCCAGTGAGCTGGGGCGTGCGGTTATTTTAAGTGCTGCTCGTGGAGCGGAGAAAAAAGAAGCAGATGTTACGACTCGTAAAGTAGGTTAATGAACTTAGTCAACCGAGTAGAGGAAATTTGGTTGACTGCATATTTTTCATGCTTTGTGATGTTTTTTAAGTAATATCCTGTTTTATTTGATAAATTTTTAAGGTCAACCGTGCGCAAACGGTTGACCTGTTGGTTGACTAGTCGTCATGAGTTAGCCAACCAACACGACCTAAAGGAGAAAAAATGAAATCACTGCGCGCGCAAGCCGACTACATCCAGAGCGAGGCCTTAATCCGCATCCGTCGCTTGCTGGAAATGAAGGGAATTAGTGCAGAAACACTGGCAAGCGCAATGGATATTTCCGTTAAAACCGCCGAAGGCTATTTAACCGGCGCACGCAAGCTGGATTTAGCATTTCTGGCAGCCCTAAGCTCATATTTCAACTTAAATTTAAATTGGTTCATAACTGGGATAGGGAGTTTTCAAATTGAAGAGGCGTTCGACCGAGATGGGAATAGATTTAAAATTCAAGATTTTGTTTTCATTCAATTTTACAAAGAACATATTTTGGATAAAGATGCGAGTGAATGGGCGCATGATGATGTCACATACATAGAGCAGCCTCCGCTTGCATTCTGCCGCGATTGGATGCAGGCCAACATCAGCAGCGACCTTGACCAACTCTCCGTCATCACCGTTCGCGGCGACAGCATGGAAGGTGTGTTAAACGATGGCGACAACATCCTTATCAACCACGCCCAAAACCGCCCGGCCAGCGGCATCTATGTAGTCCGCATCGGCGACGAACTCATCGTCAAACAAACCCAGCTCCTACCCAACCAAAAGCTGCTTGTTACTTCCGCCAACCCAGCCTATACCCCATTTGAAATCGACCTGACCGATGAATCCATTGATGTACAAATCATAGGCCGTGTCGAATGGTTCGGCCGCCAAATATAAAAAACGGCCTTGCCGAGCAAAAGCCGTTTTAAATGCCGTTTAAACCTGTTTTAAAACCGTTTTAAAACCGTTTTAAAATCTATCGTATTCCGACTACTTTTGTGCAAAAGCTGTTCACTTTTACGCCAATTCTGTGCAAAAGTTTTTACCGCCCAAAAAAATGCCAAAGCGGCTGAAAATCCCAATACAAAAGGATTTCAGCCGCTTTTTATTGCCTTTTGATTTGTGCAAAAATAAACACCACCCCACATCCTAC